GCTAATACTTCTTATATTATATAAAATTAGCAATTTTTCATCTAAATTTAATGAATTATAATCGCAATTTATATATTGTATATTATTAGATAACGTTTGAAACAATCCGTCTAAGTCTATTTCATCAGATAAAGTATATATTAATATATCTCTTTCTAATTCTGTATTATAGGCTTTAAGTATTACTTCTTTTGTATCAGATAATTTCAAACGTTTAAACATTATGCTTCAAGCCATTTACTAGGGAAAAAATCAGGTAAATCTGTATATTCTTGATTATTTTGTCCTAGACATTTCTTACATTTAAAACTAAATTTAATATCTAATTTAAATCTATGTTTATTATAAATTTCTAATATTTTATCTAATATATCAGTATCTAAATTATCAAAATAATCTACTAAATCATCATAAGTAAAATCTATTTCTGAATTAATAGATTCTATTCTTAAAATTAAATCTGTTAATATAGGGTTTGTTGAATCTAATATTTTTGTATTATAGAAATCAATATTTTTAATCTCGCCTAGTTTTATATTGATGTCATCAATGATTATTTCTTTAATAGGATTATAAGATATACTAACTAAATCTGAAATTTTAACTTTGTGCGTTTCTATATTTCCGCATATATCACACTTAGTATTAAATTCAACTTCATCAGATATTGAATTTTCTCTTATTTTTATTAATATATATCTAATTTCATCTATACTTAAAGGATATTTAGTATCTAAACAATTTATTAATAAATTATTAATAGTTATTTTACCTATTTTAAGTGAGTCATTATTAGCACTAGATACTTGTTCTTTAAATAATCGCCTATCTTTGGCTATCCATTTTCTAAATTTAATCTGTTTAGATAGTATATCTAAATCATAAAATTTTACTTCAGGTTTAATCATATTTTACTCCTTATTTGATTATTACTATTCACCAAATTTTTTATTTATTTTAGCAAGAGAATTCTTTAAATCTTCTAATTCATTGAATGATTGTTTAAACAATTTTATTGAACTATTATTGTTAAATTTATTAAAGAAATAACTTCTAAATTCATCTTTGAAATCACTGATACTATCAGTTTTAATAAGATTAACTAGATTATTAACTGCTTCATAACTTGTTGCCATATATTATCCTTTTTATTTTTTCTTAAATTTATTTTTCTTATTTGATTTATCTCTAAGAGATTTTACACTTGATTTTTGTTCTGCTTTTTTAAGTGCAGATTTCTTACCTTGATTTACGGCTCTTTTATACAATTGTTCTGCTGATACAGCCTTGCCTGTAAATGTTTCTGATTTTATTCTTATAACTTCATAAAGTGCTGACGTAGGAACAACAATTGCACCTGCTGACATACGTTTTCTAATATAAAGTCTTATTACAGGATAGAATCCTAATCTTGCTAAAACAGGTTTAACTTGATGATAATTTAATTCAGGTTCTAATCCTTGTTTAATTCTAGGTCTATTAATCTTTATGAAAAAATCTATTAATTTTTTTCTCATTGCATAAGGACACCAGTGTAAGTTTAAACCTAACATATAAGTATTTGATTTTGATAATACCATTGTTAAAGGCGTTCTATCATATACTTGCGTTTTATCTTTGGCATTGTATTTATACATTAACACTTTGCCTGATATTAAAACTTTCTGTGTAGGCTCTGCTTTTTGTTTTAAGAAATCCTTAACTTTAGCAATTGAGTCTTTAAAATTCAATTCAGAAACTTTGTTGTTATTAAATCTTGCCTGCAATTTTGATGTAACAGGCGATGTTCTTAGTTTCTTAAGTGACTTCAAGCCCTTCAATTGTTTCAATGGCTTTAGTTTAGTTAATTTAATAGGTTTAATCTTATTCATATTACTATTTATTTAAGAAAATTAAGAATTTGAATTTTTAGGTTAGTGTCTGAATTTTATTAACTACTTATATATTGCTTAATTCTTATGATTAATTTTATTGTTTAAGTTTATTTTAAGTAGTTAATAAATTTAGGATATGAATTTAATTTTATGAATTTATTTGATTTCTTATTATAAGAATTTTGTTGAAATTTAAATTTGCAACTATATTTTATTAACTACTTAATTATTATTTAATATGTAACTATTATATTACTAATTTAAGGTTTGTTTAAGTAGTTAATAAAAATAGGATATGAATTTAAAAAATTGAATTTATTTGATATTCTTATTATAAGAATTTGATTAAAAATTAAATTTATATCTGAATTTTATTAACAACTTAAATGAAACTTAAGAAATCTTATCTTACAAATATACTATCTTAATCTGTTTAAGATTAAATTAAGTTGTTAATAAAAATAGGATTACAATATATGAAAATTAAATTTATTGATATTCTTATATAATATATTATAGAGAATTTATATAAAATTTGAATTCGTATGCAATTTTTATTAACTACTTAAAATAAACTTAAATAAAATAATTAATCATAGAGATTAAGAATTGATTAAGTTGTTAATAAATTTAGGATATAAATTTAAATTTTGATATATTTCTATTATATAAATCAATATAAATTCAATTTCTTTATTTCTTTAATATATTTGCCTACGGCAAAAAGTAAAAGCATATCTTATTTTTATTAACAACTTAAGTGAAACTTAAATTAGTAATAAAGAAGTTACATATTAAATAATGATTAAGTAGTTAATAAAAATAGGATAGAAATTCAAATTTTATATAAATTCTCTATAATATAAATGAATAAAATTAAAATTTTTAATCTCTTTTGCTTACAGCAAAAAACTTAAAATGAATTCATATCCTAAATTTATTAACTACTTAATCAATTCTTAATCTCTATAATTAATTATTTTATTTAAGGTTAAATTAAGTTGTTAATAAAAACTGCATACGAATTCAAATTTTTAATATATTTCTATAATAGAATATCAAATAAATTCAAAAATAAAATTTAATCCTAAATTTATTAACTACTTAAATATCTCTTATAATGTAACATAAATGTAACATACTAAATAAAAGAGAATTCCTTATTAAATTACTAATCAAATTTTTAATCAATAAAAGGATTAATTGAATGTTTATTAAATAATTTCTCTAAAACTTGTGTTAATTTACCTGTTCCATATTTTGCTTTAGGTTCAAGTTTTTGAAGTTTATTGAATTGTCGTTTAGATATTTTCTTTATTTTAGGTTTTTCAGTAGGGTGTATATAATTTGTGTATTCTATAATATAATCTGCTATTCTACGCAATAAGTTTGGCAAATCTTCATCACGTTGAAATCTCTTAGCGTTGTTCTCAATTTTGCCTAATAGTAAATTACAATTAGGACACAATAAACCACGTATAAGACCTGCACCATTTACGCCATTAGTTTCTTTTGAAGTCTTGTGCTTATGGTCTATATGCGATTTATCTGTTACATCACAGCCACAAATAGCACATTTATTATCTTGTAGTTCTAATAATTTTAATCTTAACCAATTTAGGTCTTTATTAGATAACTGAATAAAACTCATATTTTAGCAATAGTTTTCTTAATATTATTAAATGATTTAGCACTTAGTTGCAAATATACAAAAGGTTTAAGTTCTTTTTCAGGATTATAATCAGATTTATCAAACACCATAAATTCATATATAGTTCCTATTTTATTAATAATAGTAACTCTATTTGCAGTTAAATCTATTACTAATCCTGTATCAGATTCATTAGTATATATTGATTTACCTAATTTTAAGTGATGAAAAGGTTTATAAACATTTTGCATAGTATCTTGTTTTGCCATATTATTTTACCTTATATACTTTTATTGAAAATCCATAGGTTCTTCATATAAATGTTTAAACAACGGATTTTTCTTTTCTTTTTGAATTTCAGTCATCATTTCTTTAATTTCATCATCATCAAATTTAAAGATATTTCTATATAGATATTCAACACTAAATAATGTTCCTGAATAATCTCTAGCAGATGAATATATATTTAATCTTTTCTCAAAATTAGCAAGTTTCATACGCTCTAAATAATAGTTTTCGCCAACGAAAAAGATTTTTATTTTGTCTTGATATTGATTAAATTCGTCTTCACTCATAATACCTTTAGTTATTACGTGTCTTTTTAAAATATTAACAAACATATCAATATATATTTTTCTTAATCTATTAATAAATAGATAAAATTTAAAATCTTCCTTAGTTATTTGGCTAGAATCATAATCAAAATTCTTATCTTCATCAGATGTTGAAATTCTATTTGTCGGTATTCCTAAAGAACGATAAAGTTTCTTATAGAAATACATAATATCGCCTAATTCGCCTAAGTTACCTGTTTCATCAATTGTATCAACAGAAGTTCCTTTTTGTCCGTTTCTATTAGCAAACCAATAATCTTCAACCATACCTGTAATATGTTGTTGATTGGTAACTTCGCCTGTTTCAGTATTTAGAAATTTCTTATATTTAAATTGTTCTTGAATTTTTTTCATTGCCATTTCTGCTTTAGAAGTTGGCAAATCTGATACATCTACGTTGAATACTCGCCTTGATATTGAACGTGAAAATCTTAACGGAATTAACAAATCTTCAAGTGTCTTAAGCATATTTGCAGGTTTTATTGCTCTTTCAAGGTAAGAGAGTATTAAACCTTCCTTATTATCTATTTTTCCAAAATCTATATGCACTACTTCATCAATATTATATTCATTTATTATTTCTGCGTCAGTTGTTGTCTTTCTATAATTTCTTTGTTGTCCGTTTTGCATAACTCTTGTCAAGTATAAACTATTATATTCATCTACATATTTATAAACACCTTTTTCAAAATCAAAAGTAAGATATTTAGGGTCTATATATTTTAAATTTACCAATTTTCCTTCGTGATATTCACACAATATATTGCCTTGTCCGTCTATATAAATTTGTCTAATTAAATCATAAATATTTTTATCTATATTCATTAATTTTAAAATTTCTTCAAAAGATTCAACTATTGCATTATCTAATTGTTTATTGTCAGTATCACATTCTATTTTTAAAAATTCTTCTAGGTCTTGTGTATAGCAAATTTCATCAACTATTTCATCGATTGCGTCAGATACTTCAGGATATTCGGCTATTTTTCTATATAAATCAATTTTTTCTGCTTGCTTATAAACTTGTGCTGAATTTAATGCTCCTGTTAGATTATTATATTCTGAATC